GAAACTGCGTGCTGTAAAATAATTTAAGTTACCATTCTCATCATAAGATGGTATTATTATACGATTGGCATATGCTCCTTTTTCACAATATCCTAGATTATATTTTATTATATCACATTCACTAATATTTCGTTTTTTTAAATAAGCCATAGCATGTTTAGCCATAATTGACTTAGGTGGATTAACTAGTGAAATGTATTCTTTAGGTAGACTAATTTTTTCAGTTGATGATATTACGTTATAGTCCGTATCTGATTTTAGATATGTTTTTAACTCTAATATTTTTTCAGGTGGTGTGTCTATTAATTTAAATAGTTGAACCAATTTTTTACCTTTCTTATCACAAGCCCAACAATGCCAAGCGTTTTCACCTTTAGCATTTTCAGTAAAATTGATTTCTAATTTTGGTTTGTGGTGTTTACAGAAAGGGCAAGTATAAGCATAGTTGTTTCGAGCAGTGGATTTACCACTACCTAACACCGAGTTTGTAATTGCAATTAAAGCTTGATTTACCATAACCATTAATATACAACCTTACTCTTGGGAAGCCAAATCTTTTGGGAAGAATTTTCCTAGTATGTTACTGTTAACCCATACTTTATCATCGGCTAATACATTGTAATCAAATAGGTATTTAGTCTCATAGTAAGTTAATTCCTTCGACGACTTACATAAACATAATACGACACGAGTGAGTTTATCAGTAGGCGTTGTTTTAGCCCATTGTTTAACTTCATCCGCTGAACCGTAATATGTTTTCCAATCGGATTCTTTAACTATTTTCTTTTTAGATGGAACGCGACCACGTTGAGTTGGTAAAGCGGCTAGTTCCTTTTTACCTAATTTTTTATTTGTGGTATGTCTAAATATTTTTTTGCCTATATACTGGCGACCTGTTTCTAAATTAGTTGTCAGGTAAACGTAACCGTAATAGTCATCTGTGTTGAATGTTGGATCGTTTATAAGATCCTCAACATAGATGCATTTTTCTTTTTGCATCATAACTTACATATCTATGTTTATAAGTATTGTAGTGTCTGTTGTAGGTGAAGTAGGTAGTGGTTGAGCCAATTTTCCTATAGCAAGTAAGTTTTGAGTTTCATCATATAAACCTACTGTTGTGATATAAGGAGACCAATAAGATCCAGTTGTATAATCTGGTAAAGAACCACTTTGATCGGTCTGTAATGTTGGATTTAAGGTATAAGTAAATTCATTTTCTCTAATAGTACATTTATATTGATTTTCATAAATAGTAAGTGAAGAAGAAAATGAACATGTTATTGGAGTATTTATAAAACTAAGTACTAAAGCATTTGTATTTGCTGTGCCCGAACCATAAGTTGTAGTTCCATAAATTCCATAACCATATCCTCCTAGATTAGGTGTTTGAGTAGGATAACCTGTAAGAGTAATCATACCCTGACCATAGTATATATTTCCTATAATTTGAGTTGAACCCGATACTATAACATTACCTTCACCGTCATCTTGTAATATTACACTTGCTGATTGGATCTTAAGTGAAGTTGGTTGAATAAAATCACCATATAAACGAGATGGAATAGATATTACACCTATTACATCATTAGAACCCGTTGGAAAATATTTTTTAAAGGTTAATGTGGTTTGAAGATAATTATCATATAAACCTGGAGATTGAGTTGTACCTACTAATACACCTTCGGTTGGTAAACTTTGAGGAGCTAATATAGGAACAGAATTAGGAATAAGACTAGCTGTATTAAGTGAATCTCCATAACTAGAACTTAAATAGTTACTATAATACAATTGTTTAATTGAATCATAAACTAATTGTTGATCTTGAGTAGATATATAGCCTGTAGTAGGATTAGAACCTGATATCCATGGATTTAAGTTTATATTGGTTCCTTGAAATCTATCTATACCTACACTAGCACTAATTAATTGACTACCACTAAAGGCAAACGCTTTATTTACCTCTAGCGGTGTCACTATGACATCAGATGATAATAATTGTTTGAATGCTATCATTCATTAAAAATCTAACTTAACTCTAACTAAAGCTTCTTTAGTAAAGTTTTTTAACAATGGTCTTGATAATTTAGCTACTGCTAATAATTCAGTTGAATCGTTGTATAAACCAATAGTAGTAATATATGTTTGTGGATTATTAATGAAATATGGATATAATACTTCACCGGTTGAACCTGAAATATAAGATGGGTTTTCTGAATAGTTAAATTCTGCACTTCTTGCTCTTACAAACACATAATCTGAAGTAATTGTTTCTTGACTATTTAACATAAAATTACTAGATCCACTAATAGCTTGATACATACTTCTATTTGGAGAAGTATTAGGGACAGCTGAACCTGTAGATGAACCACTATATTGAAATCCAATACCTCCACTTGTAGCAAAATCAGCTAATGCTAATGGATTTAAAATTATAGCTCCTAATTCAGGTAATAACCAACCATAAGAACCAGAATTTGCTGAATATCCATCAGCTGTATTTCTAGAAGTAATAGTTGCTTTTGTACCTTGAGAACCAGTAATTAATTGATATACTGTTACACCCGCACCTGTTGTAGTTACAGCAGTAACATAATTACTATTATCTGTTAAAGTAATTGAACCTGAACTACCTGTTATTTTTAAAGATAAAGTACCTAAAGCTAATGCTTCTTTATATCTTGTTCTATCAACTGATAAAACATAAAATTGAGAAGATGTGATTGTAGCAAAGGTAAAATTTGTATTTTCATCTCCAATTACTAAATCTTGCCATTGACCATAAATTGTAGCTGTTGGTGAATAACCGTCTACTGCTAAATTATAATCTTGACTACCACTACCAACTAGATTACCATAAGCAATTGCAAACTGAATAGCGGCATTAGCATCTGTAGATGCTGTTTGAAATACATTTAAGTAAAAATTACCTGATGATCCTGCTTGTTGAGTTGATGAAGTAAAGAATGTGGATAATGTTGGATTTCCTCCTGACCACAGCGTTGCTGTAATTGCATCTGAACTTACTACAAAGTCTGCAGGGTCTAGTGTTATAAATGTTCCAGCCATATTATTATTTTATATTTTTATTTTTAAACTTTAGTTACGGTTACAGGGATTGTTACTCTAGCACCACTATCTCTACCAACTATTGTTAATGTAGTATATAATGCTGTATTTGAACCAAATAATGTGTTTACAGTTGTTGCTTTCATATTCAATGTAGTACCAATAACTGTTTTAGATACGCTTGTACCTAATGTTGTGGTTGCATTTAGTGCTGTAGCATTTGGAGTATTAATACCAACACCATCAAATGTTGCCATTGTTCTAACATCACCTATTGTGTATGAATATCCACTTGTTTCGAAAGTATTACCACCAATATAGTTTAATGTTTGAGGAGTAATAGCTAATGAAGCACCTTGTTTAATAGTAATTGAAGCATAACCAACATTTAAAATTGGCATCTTAGCTGTACCACGTGGTAACGTAACTAATTTATATTTCATTGTTTGAGTTTCCAAAGGAAATGCTTCTAACAAAGGCATGTTTTCAATTGCTTGACCATAATAAGCAGAACCTGATGGATGGTTTGGATTGTACAATGTGTAATCGATTTCATCATCTGCTAATGCAAATTGAGTAATACGAAACGTACCATCGTTTTGAGCTAGTAACTGGCGACCTTTAGTTGTTAGGATCGCGTCAACTGTTACTATCGTGTTATTTAAATATCCCATTTTTAATGTTTATTTTGTTATAAATATATATAATTTTTAATTTTTAATTAAGGGTTTGGATTATTACCATATGTTTTAGTAATATAATTAGCGTTTTGAGGTATAATTGGTTTTACGTAAGGTAAGGTTAAATATCCTGAATCACTTGAAAAGTCTTGCCAATTATCACCATATGCTACTAGTTGATTTTGATTAGCAGCTCCAGGTATAAGTAATAATCCTGTATTGCTTTGACTACCTGAATAGCCTATAGGGTAAGCGGAGTAAGGAAAACTACTAGTAGGGAAAAAACCACTACTATTTTTAATAAATAATTGCCAAAATCCTGCTGCTGATGAAGTTATAGATGTGATTAGGAAAGGAAAACCATATTGATTAAAATCCGTCCCATCAGCTATATTACCTAGATTTTGATACATACTTGCAAACCATGGACTTCCATTGATTATATCTTGGTACATTTCTGTAAAGACAAGAGCGGCAGCTGTTCCAGAACCTGTTTGTTGAACATTAGAAGCATTTCGTGTTCCGGTAGGTATAAGAGAAAAACTTCCACTATATTCAATATAAGGTTGATTAACAAAAGAAGGAGAACCAGTAGGATAAAATGTACCTTTACCAGTAACAAGATAATTTGAAGGTATCCAATATGCTGCATCTTGAAGTTGTACTCCTGGGTATAATGATGTTAATTGTGCTGATAGAGCATTATTAGGATTATAAGCTTGTTGTATAAATGATGAACTAAAAGGTAAATTTTGATTTAAAATTTGATAATATAAAGGACTATCAGTTTTAAATACTTGAACAGCATCTTTATTTTCCCCTACTAATAATATATCAGCTAGACTAAAAGCACCACCATATGAATTCTCAGGATACCCTCCACCCGCCCAATTAGTAGTATAAATGCAACTATCTAATTGATCTATAACTGTACTACCTGGAAGTAAAGGAGCAGTTGTATCACCAGGCCATGAACCACTAAATCCATAAGCCGATGCTGTTACAAATTGACTAGCACTTGTGTAAACATTGTAAGCAATAGCGTTTTGTTGTTTACCTCCATATCTACTTCTTACTTGAGAAGTATAAGTATAGTTCCAAGGTTGAACTTGAGCTCTTACTGCTGATCCACTTAATATAGCGGATTGGTTTTGAGGTAAAATAGATCCACTTGTAAAGTCCATTTCCATAAAAAATGAATCAAATCTATTTAAATCAGCATTATTTTGTAAAACATCACAATCACTTCCTTCAAATATTTCATCAATATATGGTTCTAATACTACTACATTGGTTGTTGAAGATTGGGGATTAACAGATTGAGTTACATTGAATTGTAAGTTTGCGGATATAACACCATTATCTCCGGGTTCAATATAAAAATAAAAATTAGTATTTTCTAAAGGAGTAAAACTTCCTGAAAGGGTAACAGTATATGTACCGGCTGGTGAAGGAAGACTAGCACTAGCTACAATGGGAGCTGCTGGATTTGCTGTACTATAAAGAACAAATACTGTAGGATCAGTAACATATCCATTATAATTAATAGTAGCAGAACCTGTTATTTGTATGGTAACATTAGGAGTATTATGAAGAGTATAATTACCACTAGAGGCTGTGAGATAATTTAACGTATTTGTATTAACACTATAACTTATAAATTGTCCAGCATAACCATTATTTAGAGTATTTGAGCTAGCTGATACTTTATAATTTAAAATTTCTTGATCTACGGATGAAGTAACATCGGTTGGGACAATACTATATAAATAATAAGTTGGATATTCATTAATACCAACAATATTATATTGAACAGGATAACTAATATCAGAAAATACTTCTCTAATGTTTGTTAAATTTTGTAATTGGGTAGTATTATCTTTTCCACTAGCATCAATTCGTGCTACTTTAATATATTTAACTCCTCTTGTATATACGGGTGTATTTGCCATTGTTTGATTTTATATGTTAAAACTACCAGAATCCCAATAAATATATATTTCTCCATTGTTTGGAGATGTAATTGGATTTAAAAATAATCCTAAAGAATTATTTGAACCTCCAAGTTGATCAGATTTATAGAATACTGGTTTGTAAGGGGTAGGTGTAGTACTTGGATGTAAATAAGGTAAACAGTCTGGGTCGGTTAAACTACCATCATCTACTATTATAGATGATCCACTTAATTCACCATTAAAAAATTCACTTTTATCATCATGTAATGATGTTACAAATCCTAAAGGACTTGGAGTTGTAATGTTATAGCTTTGAGTAATATTAACATATAAACCAGTTGAAGCCGTACCTGG